TTCTTTTGTTTTACTTTAAACCTACCAGTCTTACCTTTTACTCTCTTAAGTTCCTCTGTAATTAACTCTATGCTCTCAGTGGACATTTGAGAACCAGGCATTCTTCCTGCTGCTGCAGCAGTTCTCAATTCCCTATAATACTCCTCATAAGTTAAATCAAATACATCTTCCAATCCTAAGATAGAAAGAATCTGTGAATCTATTTCCTCTTCTACTAAATCATCTTCTTTCTTAGGAACAACAGCAAGTGCTGAGGATGATTGTGGTTGTGGAGGAGAAGGTGGTGGTTCTGAAGAAGATCCTCCACCCCCACCAACACCCGCACCAACTTCTACTTTACTTTCTTCCCTAATAAGATTTAAAAGTTCATCTAATCCTTCTGGACCAAGTTCTTCCTCAAGTTGCTTAGTGCCTTCTTTTTTTCTATCTTCAAATCCTTCTTCTCTAGATTTAGTAAGATATCTTGCGACCAACCATCTCTGATATTCTTCTGCTTTATCTGGTGCATTTGCTTCATCAAATAGAGGAATGCCCTCAGGATCCTTTTTTATATTACTGATTACTTCCTCTGCTTCCTTATCAGATAACTTAACATATGAAGTTTTTCTGGAAGTGCCTGGATAATCCTTACCAGTCAACTGAGCCCTAAAAGAATTCCAACCCCTCTCACCAAGTGGAGTATTAAACCATTTTACTATTCCTGATGGTGGATTAAGAGCCATTCTGTTGCAGTCTTAGTTTTTCATCTTCCAGATGTTGTTGTAATAAACCAATATAGACATCTCGTTCCCAAGGGATCAAGTTTTCAACTTCTGTTAATGAATATTTATGGAACTGCATCAAGGCAAAATTAATCTTGTAGTAGTTCTCAAGGTCCATATGGACCATACTTATGCGAAAAAACTTGATAACCCTTCTAATACTACGGTGCTTTCTACTTTGGTCTTGGGATTTGTAAAGGTAATCTCATGAGATAACTTAGGCATAGTTGCAAAGAACTTCTCAATTTGTTTGAACTGAAGAGAGTTCATCTGCTCTAAGAACTCAATCAATTCTTTCTTAGTAACATCTGCAGCAACCCATACCTCTTCATCACTATAAATTTTATCTACACAAGAAGCAATCAATTCAAATGATTGATCCATATTATTTTCCGATACATCAAAATTACTTTTGATAAATTGATCCAGTGATGGATACTTCATTTCCATCATCAAATTATCATCGAGTTTAATTTTATTTGTATGATCTTCTACTCTCTGGACTTTAATATCGTCAATATTAATAGTCACAGGAACTGATGTCTCACCATCATCAGGTGCAATTAAGTTAACTTCAACTTGTTCACCTACGGATTTTCCACGAATATTTAAGAAAAGATATTCGATATCAAAAGTAGGAAGTGATTCTACCTTAATACCTCTTGTCTGAATACAGTTCTTCAATACTGCTTTAATTGCATTTGAGATTTCTTTTGTATCTTCTGTCTCAAGTGCAAGAACTAAAAGTTTTTCCTCTTTAACTAAGAAAGGTCTATACTTAATTAGTTTTTCTGTTGATGGCAACTCAAGTTCATAAGTTGGTGTTGAAATTGTTGGTAAAGGCATAATGACCTATAGGAGTTTCAGTATGATTATTTATTACCCTTTTTAAAGTCCTCTTGGACCAATTACACCTTCTCTCAGATTTCTATTTCTTCTGGCAGCATTTATGTTATTGGTAGATTGGGCTAATCCTTTGCTATACTCATCATACCATTCTTGATCACTTAAAAGTCCCGGGAATGGTCTCTCTACTGGTTCATTTGTTACTGGATTAATAGGCACTCCAGCAGGACCTGGTGGTTTTTCTTGTATAGTAGTCTCTCCAGTTGTAGATCCTTGTCCATTTCCTCTTCCCTGAACTACAACATATCTATCATAAGCAAAAGAAACAGTCACTTTTAAAACATCTGCTGGACCATAAGAAACAGGAATAGCAGACATAGATTTTGGAAAAACATTATAAAATTGATATGTCAACATTGGAGATCCAACTTTATTACTATCTCTTTCAAATTTTGTTATAAACATAGTTGAAATTTTATATCCGCTTTTTGGATCTAATGGATAATTAAATCTTTTATAATGTTTATTAGAAAGTTCTATGGGACGTATTTTTCCCGCATCTTCTTGTCCAGTTCCAGAAACATAATCCATCCACCCCTCAAAAAACTTGATCATTCGATAATTTTTATCAACATAAAAAGTAAAATCAGTATCAATATACAGTCTAGTATGAGCATACTGCTCATTTATACCATGATAGTTATCTTTAACTTCTGCCGTCGCAAATGAACTTGTTGGAAGTGTGGCATCAGCACACATTAAACCACTTTCTCGACTAATAAATTCCTTCCCAACTCCATATCGAGTAGTAATGTGTTTTTGCAGTCCTTCAGTTAAAACCGAAAAATAAACCTGGTAATAATTGGTAAGAGATGGTTTGGCAATGTCCTTGGATTTAAGGACACTCATCTTAGGTTCTTGGACCAGGTTCTTTGGCGATGCCATCTAAATATCTCTAATGGAGCCTACATTATTAAGTATTTAGATGTCATATAAGGGAAAATTTCAACCATCATACCCACAGAAATACAAAGGTGACCCAACAAACATAATCTATCGTTCTCTTTGGGAGCGAAAGTTTATGGTCTACTGCGATAAAAACAAAAATATTCTTGAGTGGGGTAGTGAAGAAATTGCCCTTCCATATCGTTCTCCCATTGATAATAGAATTCACAGATACTTTCCTGACTTCTATATTAAGGTGCGAGAAACGAATGGTCAGATCAAGAAAATGATCATCGAGATCAAACCCAAGAAGCAAACAGTTGAACCAAAAGTTCAAAAGAAGAAAACGAAAGGATATATTTACGAAGTCTACGAGTATGCCAAGAACCAGGCAAAGTGGAAAGCAGCACGAGAATTCTGTAAAGATAGATTATGGGAGTTCAAAATCATCACAGAAGACGAACTAGGTATTAAGTAATGCCGAGAAAAACTCTTAAACAGAGAAAAGAAAAATATCCAACAGAGAACGAAGTTAATCGAATTCGTTCCGTAATGGATAATATTATTGGTATGGAAGATCCTGATGACGTGATGATGGAACTTATGAGCACCATACCCGAAAGTGGCAGAGCACCAAGTGCTGGAAAGTATTATGCCTTTGTTTATAATCCCAAGACTCCTAATATACTGTATGATCAAAATCCCCTAGTTGCCGTCACTGATGTATTCGAATGGGGATTTCGTGGTCTTAATTATCACTGGGGTCAAATGCGCCAATACACTTGGAATGAAATCCCAGGGCAGTTGTATGAAATCTATCCCGAAGAACTTGCCGATGCCAGAGAACTGCCTTTTATGAAACAGCGTCTAAATAGTTAAAAAAGTAGCCGAGATGGCAGATAACACTCTTAATCAAGAATCTGTAGATAAACTTAATGAACTTCTTGGTGGACAGCTTCAGAAAGCTGGAGTACAAGTGGATAATACTACTCCGAAATTTGAGGCACTTCAAGGCAGTCAACAGGCAATTGAGTTAGAAGCAAGGGCGAGGGCAAAGAGTGGTAAAAATTTAAGATATCCATTTGAGCAACACTCCGGTACTACTCAAGATTATATACACTTTAGTTCATTCATTTACAGAAGAGGAACAGGAAGAGATATCGCAAATCCTGTATCTTTAGATCCATACACGGGACAACCTAGTAATCCTAATCCTTCTCCCACCTTATCAACAGGTCCTTTAGTTTCCCCACCAAGAAGAGGTAATGGTCCAGCACCTAATGATCTTATTAAAACTGGTGATACAGTAATTTTACCAATCCCTGGGCAAATCTCAGATACAAATGCAGTAAATTATGGGGAAAGTAGTTTAAACGATTATTATGCTGCCGGATTAACTAGTATAATGAATATACAATCTGCTGGCGGACCAGGGGCACTATTTCAGACCCTTGGTGCCCAAACTAAAGATTGGTTTGAGTTAGTAAAAGGAGATACTAATCTACAACAACTTATTAAAACTTTTTCTGCTCAACAAGCTATAAGTGCTCTTGGAGCAAATATTTCATTGGAACAATTATTTGCTAGAGCAACTGGATCAATAATAAATCCAAACATGGAATTATTATTTAATGGTCCAACTCTAAGGCAGTTTAAATTTCAGTTTAAATTTACTCCTAGATTTCAAAGGGAAGCACAAGAAGTTAGATCCATAATTAGATCTTTTAAAACAAGTATGTCTCCTATTGGAAAGGACCAAAATTTCTTAAGAACACCAAATATTTTTCAAGTCCAGTATGTTGGAGCATCTTCAAATTATTTAAATAAATTTAAACTCTGCGCCCTAACCAACATGAGTGTCAATTACACTGGTGAAGGAAATTATGCTACCTATAGTGATGGTTCTCCAGTTTCTATGATTATGGACTTGGCATTCCAAGAACTAGAGCCAATTTATGCCGAAGATTACAATGGAGTAGGAGGAGTAGGTTACTAAAATGGGATACTTTAGAGAACTTCCAAATCTATTATATCCTTCTTATCAGTCTGATAAGAATTCATCTCTCAATTACATTGAGGTCAAGAACCTCTTCCGTAGAGTCAAACTAAGAGACGATCTTCAAAATGTTTTAACTCTTTTCAATAAGTATGAAGTTCCAGAAGGATCAAGACCAGAACTTATTGCTGAAGAAGTTTATGGAGATCCAGAACTTGATTGGGTGGTTCTAATTACGGCAGGAATTATTAACGTTCGAGATGATTGGCCTCTTTCAGATCGAGATCTCTATAATTATTCCTACGAGAAATATGGAACCGATTTGAACGCAACCCGCTTTTATGAAACTACAGAAGTTAAAGACTCTAATGGTCGTTTAATTCTTCCCAAAGGAAAAGTAGTTGACGGCACTTTTACAATTCCAAATCCTGCTGATCCAACGGCAACTCTAAATCCAGTTACTGGGATTAGTAACTACGAGTATGAAGTTCGTAAGAATGATAAAAAGAGGAGCATCTACATATTAAAACCAAGATACTTACAGCAGTTCTTGAATGATATGAGAGACATCTTTACATATCAAAAATCTTCTCAGTATATCAACGAAAAGTATATTCAAACTGAGAATCTAAACATCACTCTTCCATAAGAGTTCTAGTTTCTTATCAAACATCATAACGTATCGGTGCTTGCGGGAGCGTTCTTTCCATTCTCCCTCGGCACCTTTTACTTTGCCACGAGAGTGCTTAGTTCCGTCTGCATAGTAGAAATCTTTTTTTG